GATGTCACGGTCGCCGTGCCCAATGCAGAGGAGGCCAACGGGCTCTTCGGCGTCGGCTCGATGGCTGCGCGGATGGTTCAGAAATTCCGCGAGCGCAACCCGTTCACGAATTTGGACGTGGTTCCGCTGGACGACGAGGGCGGCGCTGTCAAGGCAGCGGGCAACTTCCTCTTCGCCGGCTCCGCGACCGCTGCGGGCGTGATCTACTTCTATATCGGTGGCGAGCGCCTGACGGCTGGGGTGGCCTCCGGCGATACGCCGACCGTGGTCGCGGCGGCGGTCGATGCGGCGATTACGGCCTACGAGGGGCTGCCCATCTCGTCTGCGCCAACCGCTGGGCAGGTGGACTTTACGGCCCTCAACGGAGGTGTGGTCGGCAACGGGATCGATCTGCGCGTCAATTACAATCCGGGCGAGGCGCTCCCGGCCGGGATTACGGTCACCGTGACCCCGATGGCCTCTGGCGCGACCAACCCGGTTCTGGCGGCGGCGATCGCGGCGCTGGGTGAAACCCAGTACAACGTGGTGGCTTTCCCCTATGTCGACGCGACGAGCCTGACCGCGATCGAGACCGAGCTGCTGGACCGGTGGGGCGCGATGCGCGCCATCGAGGGTGTGGCGATTTCGGCCGCGGTGGATACGGTCGGCAATCTGCAGACGCTCGGCGATTCTCGCAATTCGCAATTCGTTTCGATCCTGGGCCTCGAGTCGTTTCCGGGTACCCCTTGCGAGCGGGCCGCCCAGGTCGCTGGGCAGGTGGCCTTCTACGGCGCGAACGATCCCGCGCGGCCTTTCCAGACGCTGGGCCTCTCTGGCCTGGCGCCCGCCGAGGTCGACCGGTTCACGGTTCAGGAGCGGCAGCTCCTGCTGGCCGATGGGGTTTCGACGCTCGTGACCGGGCCCGGCTCCGGCGTCCAGATCAATCGGCTCGTGACAACCCGGACGAAGAACGATGGCGGCTTCGAGGACCACGCGTACCGCGATGTCAACGATGTGCTGCAGCTGGGCTTCTATCGCTACTCCTGGACCGCTCGAATGGGGACGCGTTTCCCGCGGCACAAGCTGGCCGAGAAGCATTCGGGCACCGCCGATTCGGGGCAGGATATCCTGACGCCGATGGATGCGAAGGCGGAAAGCGTCGCGCATTACGGCTTGCTCGAGTCGATCGGGATCGTCCAGGACATCCGGTATTTCGAGGACAATTCGGTTTTCGAGATCAGTACCTCGGATCCGAATCGACTCGACTGTCTGCTGGCTCCGCGGCTCACGGGTCAGGCCCGCGTCATCGCGGCGAAGGTTCAGTTCCGCGAGTAACCACCCACAACCTCGATCGCAATTTTCGGGAGGCATCCTATGGCCGGCGAACACGTAGCCGGGGCGCTGTCGTTTCAATTGAACGGCAAGACGTACCGAATGAAAGGGGCTTGGACCTACAATCTCGGGCGACCGAAGCGCGATCCGATCGTGGGCGCCGACGGTGTGCACGGGTACATGGAGAAGCCGCAGGTCCCATTTATCGAGGGCGCCGTGACCGACGGGCGCAGTTTGGTGATGGACGACTTGCTCGGCTTTACCAACGGCACGTGCACGCTGCACCTCCGCAACGGGAAGGTGATCGAGCTGCGCGAGGCGTGGTTCGCCGGCGAGGGGACCGTCGACACGGAGGAGTCCGAGATCGCGGTCCGCTTCGAAGCTCTGGGCGGCGAGGAAGTTAGGCCTTGAGTGAAGGTGCTCGCCGGATTGTCAAGACGCTCGATCTTACCGAGCCGATCCATGACGCCGGCGAGACGATCACGAAGCTGGAATTTGCGAAGCCGAAGGCGCGGCTCTACCGGCTAATCGACAGCCTGACCGAGATCGGTGGCGACCAGGTGCTGGCGGTCATCGCCGACCTTACGGGTATCTCCGTCGAGGCGATCGAGGAGATGGACTGGGATGATGCCGAGGCGGCCGCGGAAATCGTAGGGGACTTGCTGAAGCCCAAAAAAAAAGCACGCCCCGCCGGTGGTCGTCGCCGAAAGGGTGGCGGCAAGAACTAGCCGCGCTGGCCTACGCTTTTCACTGGCAGCCGTCTGAACTCTACGATCTCGACATCGAGGAGGTCGACCGCTGGCTTCGCGAACTCCGCACGATCTATCGACTTGAGGCGCGCGCGATGCGCTCGTCGCGGAGGTGATTGCAGCCAATGGCCGCCCGTAAGAAGTTCTCGATTGTCATCAGCGCTATCGATAAGGCGACGGCGCCGCTCAAGAAAACCCAGCGGAAGATTGCTGCGCTGGGAAAGTCGATGGCGCGCACGGGTCGCTCTCTGTCTATGGGGCTGTCGCTCCCAATCATCGCCTTCGGCGGCTTCACGATAAAGGCCGCGGCCGACTTCGAAGCGTCGATGAACCGGGTGCGTGGAATCACCAAGGCCACCGCCGACGATTTCAAACTCCTGCGCGAGCAGGCGATGCTGCTGGGCCGCACCACCCAGTTTTCGGCCTCGCAGGCGGCGTCGGCCCAGGAGAATCTCGCGCGCGCGGGCTTTACCACGGTTGAGGTTATGTCTGCGCTCCCGGGCGTGCTGCAGCTGGCGGCGTCATCGGGTGTCGAGCTGGCCGAGGCTGCCAAGCTCGGCGCGGGTATGGTTCGCGGCTTCGGCTTCGAAGCCAAGGATCTGACGCGGATTAACGATGCGCTCGTGACCGCGAATCTCTCGACCAACACCACGCTCGAGTCGATCGTCGATACGATGAAGGAGGTGGCCCCGCTCGCGCAGTCGATGGGGCTGGACTTCGGCGAAGTGACCGCGGCCGCTGGCCTGATGGGTGATGCGCTACTCGAGGGTGGCCGAGGCGGCGTCGCGATCAAGACCATTTTCTCTCAGCTGCTGACGGCGACGCCCCAGGCGGAACGCGTGCTGGCGCGGCTGAAGATTCCCCGCAAAAACATTCTGGACGACAAGGGCAATGTCACCTCGCTGATCGCGGTGATTCAGGAGTTGGAAAAGGCCGGCGCGACGACGACGGATATCTTTACGATCTTCGGTCGGCGGGGCGCGGTCGCGGTTTCGGCGCTCGTCAACCGGGGTTCGGCCGAGCTGGTAAAGCTGACCGAAAAAATCAACGGCGACGATTCGGTGGGCGAGGCTGCTCGGCAGGCCGAGATCCGGATGGAAGGCGCCGCTGGCGCAATGCTCAAATTTAAGTCGGCGGCCGAGGGCCTCCAGATTGCCATCGGCGATGCCGCCTCGCTCGTCGAGAGCCTGACGGAATTTACGCAGGGGATGGCGGAATCGAACCCGGTTGGCCTCAAGCTGGGCGTGGCGATCGCGGGGCTCGTGGCCATCGTCGGGCCGCTGATGATTCTGATCGGCCTGGCGGCGACGGCGTTCGCGGCCTTTACGGCACCGATCTGGATTACGATCGGCGCGGTGATCGCTCTGATCGCGGCCGCTGGGCTGCTGATCGCATACTGGAAGCCGGTGAACGAGTTTTTCGCCGATCTCGGCAATACGATCGGCGGCACCATCAACGAAATCGTTCTGATGTTTGAGCGCTGGTTTGGCGTTCTGACCACCGGCTTCGCGGCGGTTCGCTCGGCGATTCCGGATTTTCTGCTCAGCGCGCTGGGCGTGGTGGGTTTCCAGCCGCTGCAGCTCTCCGGCGCTGGCGGTGATGGTGGTACGCTGCCGCCCGCCCGTTCCGAGGTGGGCGGGCAGATTGGGCTCAAGATCGAATCGGATGTCCCGGTCAGCGTGACCTCGCTCGATTCGACAGGGGACCTCGAGATCGAAGTCGACTCCGGGCCCGGGATGGCGGGGCTATAGGCCGTGGGTTATCTCGAGCAGCTCCGGCCGGCGTCATTTCGGGGTGTGCCTTTTCTCGTCGACGAGACCAGCCTCTCTACCGGGAAGCGCGCTCAGGTGCACCAATACGCCGAGCGCGATGATTGGTTCGTCGAGGAGCTAGGCGCGAACGCCGACCGGTTTCCGGTTACCGCACATCTCATCGGCGACGATGTTTTCGAGCAGCGCGATCGCCTGATCGCCGCGCTCAAGCTCCCGGGTGCGGGCACGCTCGTGCTGCCCGTCGACGGCGAGTTCGAGGCCCATTGCCTCGACATCCGGGTTCGCGATTCGATCACCGGCGACAACCGCATTTCCCGCCTCGGGCTGACATTCGTCAGGTCCGGTCAAAACCAGTTCCCCGAAGCTACCGTCGATCACGGTCAGGCCGTGCTCGAGCAGAGCGACGTTGGGATCGTGGCCCTCTCCGATCGATTTTCCGATCTATTCAAAATGCCATCTGTGATTCCGAGCTACGTGGTGGATTCCGCCGTGCTGCTCTCGACCACGATCGTCGAGGGGATTGATGCGGCGGTCCGTCGCGCGCCCGTGGACACCGATCTCAAGGACGACTTGCTCCGGGACAATGCTGCGCTGGCGTCCGCTCTCCG